GGTTGTCGTAATCTTCCACCTGGGTCGTGTCGGCGTTCTCAATGATCAGCTGTCCGACTTTGGCATAGCTGACCTTTTTCTCCGTATACTGCTTGCTCAGGAAATATTTATTGAGGACCTTCTTAATGGCATCGGCATCTCCCCCGCCTTTGGTGGGCGTAAGGGCAATGGTCAAGCCCAGTACGGAGGGAGCGATAACGGACACGTCAGCCCCGATGGGGTGCATACCTTCCACTTTTTCTGTCACCCTGGACAAAAGGTCCGGGCTGGCCGGTTGGCCGTTAGAGTCAGTCACCAGCAGCTTCACAGTCCCATTGCCGTTCCAAAGAGGGACAACCGTGATGTGCCCCACGCCTTCCACGCTGGTTCCCCACTCGATGTAGTCGTTTATGTTGCCAGAGGTAGCCGGTTGGCGCACCTTAAACAGCAGCCGTTCCCGGAGCTCATCGTCCGTTTCTTCGTCAAATCCATCGTATGTGGCTTTGGCATTGGTTACCCGGGTGATGCCGGGGATGCTCATGGGGATGATCGTAATGGCCCCGGCGGCCACGTTGCCTTTGGCACCATACTCCACAGCTTTCACGGGGATGTCTGCCATGGTGGTGACCTTGACGGTCTCCGTGGCCGTAAATTCCGTGCCGTCCTGGGTCTGGAACAGTGCACCCTGGGAGACAGTACCCGTGCCGGTCACAGTGACAGTTCCGATGGCCTGGACAGCTGCCCGTCTAAAGACGCCATGTTCTTCAGCGATGTTTTCCAGATAGTCTCCCCAGCTGGTCTGGGCAAATCCTGCCTGGTTCACCAGGGAGAGCTCTGCATAAGTTTTCTCAAATTCCACGCTGGTAGCATTAATGACGTCCCTGCCGAAGCTGCCTTCGATGGTGCTGTTTGGGTGCATGGCGGAAAGGTCCGCCGCCATGCGTTTCTGGATTTCGTCCTTGCTTTGTGTTTCAAACAATCCTATTCACCTCCTACTGTGATGGACGTACTGCCGTAGACGCTTGTCAGATTGACAGTCAGCGTCAGGTTTTCTCCATCCCTGACGGTTGTCTCGATGGCGTCCACGCTCTTGATGTATGGATTCACCAGGAGCCCATCCTTGATGTATCTCTTGATTTCCGTGGTGCTGATTTCGGAGTTGGACCTTGTGCCGATGAAACGTTCCAGTTCTGTACCATAGTTACCTTCGGCGTTGTAGTCGCCGTGGAGATAGGCCATGTAGCGATAGCGCTCCGTCTTCAGGGCTTTGTAGATCCAGACCTTCAAAGCCTCGTTCCCTGTGACCGTTTTCAAGCGGCCATCATTGTCGTGAACGAAGGTATCATGGGTAAAGTCCCATGCCAGTTCCTGGAGCTCCGGCAGGTTCGCCGTGTAGCTTTTGGCGGTCTGGGTGATAGGCCCGGCGATGAAAGGGTTCATTAAAATGCACCTCGATTCGGACGGACGATTTTGTCCAGGATAATGTATGTCTGGCTGGTGCCATCTTCGGATTCACACGGCATGATGGCAACCTTGTCACCAGGCTTCAGTGTATCCGTTGTAATCCAGGATTCCGAGTAGTAGTGATTGACTGTGTGGGCATGGCTTGCATATTGAGCGTCACCAGATCCTCCTGCTGCGTTTTCTGTGATTGTTTTTATATTCCCTTCTGCCGATCTCTTATATTGGGTCAGAAGATATTCACTTATATAACATTCGGCAGCTTCCAGAATGATGCTCTTGTATCTCACCTTGATGTTGGGCGGTGGCTCCAGGATGGTCCCGATCTGGATAACCGGGCTCTGGTTATTTCTCCCCACGCCGTTCATGATTCCAAGGAGCTCACTGTATGGGTTTTTCTTCATTGTGGCCTCCCTACATTCTCGACGTCTTGATGATTTTGCTCGGGGTCAAGTCGCCCATTTCGTTATAATCCGATCCATGGATGACCATATCCTGGCTGCTGCTGTTTCCAATGTAGCCGCCCTGGCCATCGTAAATGACCACATGGTCATTGTCTCCATAAACGATAACGTCGCCTTTTTCCAGCTGTGATGCGTCAAAATCGATTACTTGATCACCAGCATCGGCGCACAGCGTATCCACGTTGACAACCCCCGCTTGCTGCTCCTGTGCCAGGAACGGGCTGTAATAGCTGCCGACTTTCGTTGCTGCTTCCACACATCCTTCCGTTCCGTTATCCATGGTGGTTCCCAGCCAGGCATCAGCCCCCGTGTCTAATCCATCCGCATTTACAGTCGTACCACCAGTGCTTCCTTCTGTGGTGATCTCTAGACTTGCTTTCGGATCTAGATAACGCAGCGTCAGCTTCATCATGTGTCGGTTGTTCTCGATGGTATGAGAATCAGATACGATCAAGAAGGTCCCTTTCAGCTGCTCTTCCTGGATTTCAACCGCATATCCAGCAATGCACTGGATGTTGCCCAGGGCTTCGACCTCGCTATGCTCGCTTACGCTTTTCAGTAGGGCTTTGGCACTGGCCTGTGTATCCTGTTTGTTGTCGACTTTATACACGCCCTGAATCGTGCCATAGGCTTTGACGTCATTGGAGTTGGTCACAGCCCCGATTACATGGCCGTCCTTGTCAGTGATTTCCACCCGGTTGACCATATCCTCGATGCTGGCGCTGTGGCTGGCTGTGGTCAGATTGGTCATATCGGTGATTGCATACCCCTGGATGATCGTGTCAGCTCTGACGACGTTCAGCCGGTCCTGGGCATCTAGATAGATGTGATAGCTTTTCCCGGATTTCTTTCGTCCCTGTTCCAGGGCTTTCTTAATGATTTCCGTGCCGGTCATTCCGTCGGCCACAAAGTCGACGGTGTATGTCAAATCATCAGCCACACGGCCCAGGGTCAAACCGGCCTTGCTGGCTACCGTGGAGAGAACGTCCTTCACAGGCGCTTTCGAGAATTTCAACGTGTATTTGGATTTTGCCAGATAAATCAGCTTATCGTAGGCAACAAATTCCATCTCGTAGGAGCTGCTTTCCCGGCTCTGCATAAAGATTTTCCCGTGGAAAAGGTCAAACTGGCCGCCAGCCGTTGGGGCGATGCAGTAGTGCATAACCTCGTCCCCTAGATTGACTGTGGGGTTCGTCCATGCCTGGTCCTTTGTGGTATAGGCAATTTTAAAATTCAGTTTCCGGCCCGCCTGTTCCAGGTCCCCGGACCACTCATAGGAAATGATCCAGGGCGTGAGATCCACACCTGTGGTTACATCGAGAAGGCTAAATGATTCTGTCATTCACCATCACCCCCGATGCGGCCACCTTGATCAGGTCGCCCGGCTTCACGCCGCCTTTCTTACAGGCCCTCATGGCGGCTTCGATACAGCCCATGGGAGACGTCGTGCCAGATCTTACAGCACTGCCGATAGCTCTGCCGATATTCCCTGCCATATCCGTTCCGCTAGTTGCAGTCGTGCCGATGATGCCACCCGTGCCCACCATGGTATCAGGGCGGGATTTAAGCCCGGTCAGTTCGTTAATTTTATCGTTGGAAATCCCAGCGATGTACCGATACTCCCGAAAAGAGATGCTGAAATAGATATCGTAGGTCCCATCCTTGTATCCGTATTTCAGTGATTCGATGAGAAACGGAAGGTCGATGGGGCTGTCCGGCACAGTCAGCTGTACTACCTGGGCAGTTGACCGCCAGTTTTCCAGCTTATAAACATAGTCTTCCGGGCTTTCCGGGATAACATCCACGAAGCTGTAGTTCTGAGCCGGGAAAATCCCATCCAGGCTGATCTCATGGAGTCCCGTCTTGCCTGGCATGTTGTAGTCGCCATCAGCATTGATGGTCACAGTGCCGTTGTTCTGGGAGACGCTCGTTTCCACCGTTTCCGGCATGATCGGGAGCGTCATGGAGTCTCCATTGGCGCTCAGAATCACAGAGTTGACGTTCCCGGAAATGAGTCCGGCTATAAGCCCGCTCCAAAATTCATTCGCCATTAGATCGCCCCCTCCATGCGGTTGATGCTGAACTGCTTCAACTTAAATACAAGTTTTTCCATGATTCGGTCGACGTCTGCATCTTCCCGGACCACAATCTGATCAGCCAGCTTCGGGATGGTGATGCTCATGCCGCCTTTCCCGCTACCTTCTTTTCGGCCTCTCGCATATTCCTGCTTCAGGCTCTCAGAATGAGGAATAATTCGAGTGCCGGTGGGCAGGTCCATAATTTCGGGCCCTTGCTCGTGAATAAAAGTAGTTCCACCAGGAAGGCCCATAGTTCCGGTAGCGTGTCCTCCTAGGCTGAAGCTCGGCAGATGAATGCTGGACACGGCGCTCTTGATGCTCTCCACTTTGTCCAGGATCCAATCCAGCGCCCTGTGGGCTATCGTGGAGATCCCGTCAAAAGCCCCTTCGAAGATGGCTTTCATGGTGTTCCAGCCGTTGGTCCACATCGGGATCAGCGTCCCCGTGATCCAGTCAATCAGGGCACTCAGCTTGCTCATGACGTTGGACACAACACTGGTTACCACTGCATAGACCTGGGGGAAGTTCTCCTTGACATAGCTCACAATCTCATCCCAGTGGGTGTAGACCACAATCAGAAGCATCACCAGGGCCGTTAGAGCGAAAAATACCGGGTTAGCAGCTACGGCAGCAGCGATGCCACTCATGGCCGTTTTTACGATTCCAGCAAAACGGAGGAAGCCTCCGCCTACGAGACGAAGGGCGCCAGGAATAACCTGAAAGCCTTTCCCGATGATGGAAGCAGCACTCCGGATGTTGCGGAACGTCCCGGGCAATCTGCTGATAAAGATGCTGAAACGTCCCAGTGTGCTGATGGCTTTGCCGGTTGCCAGGGTGATTGCACCAAAAGCAGCCACAGCCTGGATGGCATGGACTGCAAAGGCTTTCTGTCCGTCGCTGAGCCCGTTCCACCAACCGGTGAAGGCTTTGACAGCCTGAGCGGTCGCCATGACAACAGGAGCGACGACACCACGGAGATCCATGAGAGCGTTCTTCATCTGGTTCATTGCGATCTTGTTTTTCTCCGCCGGGGTCAGCATCTTGTTAAATGCCAGCTCCGTGGCTCCCATGGAGTCCCCTATAGCTCTCTGGGCGTCTTTCAGCTGCCCCATATCTTTGGTTAGAACCTTGAAGGCGTTGGCCGCTTCGACACGTCCGAACAGGCGCTGGATAGCTGTCTGATCATCGCCGACTTTCGCTTTGACTTCTTCCAGGAATTTTATCCATCCGACTTGTCCCAGGTGTTCCGGCGTGAAGTCAATCCCCAGGGCTGCAGCTGTTTTAACCGTCTGCTGACTCTGTTTGGACACCGCACTCAGAATGCCCTGAAAGCCGGTGAAAGCTTCGGACGTTTGTACGCCGTTTTTGGTCAAGATAGCCATGCTGGCGAATAGATCATCCGTGCTGACTTTGGCCAGGCTGGCCGCCGTGGCCACGGAACCAATGCCCTGAGCTAGATCGCCAAAGGTGGTTTTGCCCAGGTTCTGCGTCATTAGCATCTGATCCGTGATTTTCCCGGCGTTTTCAGCACTCAGGCCGTAGGAGTTGAGCACTGTCGTCAGTCCGTCAATAGCCGTCGTCGTGTCGGTGAAGCCAGCCTTTGCGGCAATGGCTGCTGTCCGAACGAAGTCGGTCACGTGGGCCGTGTCAACGGAAGCGGAAATTGCCTGATATTCAGCTTCAGCCAGTTCGGTCACGCTCATGCCGGTTTCATCGGAGATCTGGCGAATCCCATTGGACAGTTGCTGAAGGCTGACTACGTTTGTATCCACCAGCGTGCTGACTTTAGCCATGCCACGTTCGAAGTCGCTGTGGAGCTTCAACCCGGCAGCGGCGGCAGCCATAATGGGC